TAGGTTGTACCTCCTTGTTAATCTTAGAAGTATTAATGCCTTTAGCACTATCAACTAAGAATTTTATCATTGTTGTTTTTTCACTATCCGTTTTTTCAACGAACCCTATATTTTCCATCTGCTCACCAGTAATTGGGCTAAGTTCTGATTCATTTTCAGATGCTATAACAATTCCATTTGCCTTGTCATAAAATACATTTTCTAAGACAGTTGAGTCACCCTTGATAACATCTACACCGTCAACTTTTTCTACTGAAACAATATTTGCAAATTGATTAGCAGGGGAATCTACAAGACTCAACTCTACCAAATCATATTCCTTAATAACTCTAATTGTCTTATCTGCTTTCTCATCATAAGCATCGTCCCACTTGTTCATTCGTCCACCAATAGAAAAACCAGTAAGGGTTCCGTCAAGAACCTTCTCCCAGGTATCCTGTGCACCCTTTGAAACATAGGCAGACACAAAAACACCCTTATAGAACTTCTTTGTATCTGGATCGAAATACTTATCTTCTTTAAAATCTACCATCTTGCCTACTGCTACTGGCTGATGCATTTCTCTAATATTCCCACGGAATTTTGCAAAGGCTGACATGCTTGCTTCTGCAGTTACAATGTCATCCTGCTTATCAACATTATCAAGGGATGCGAAACCAGATACAATTCTGCGTTCTTTATCTACCTTGGTTAAAGGCATAGATAGGCGAATATTATCACCATCTGAATTCCAATGCGCTTTTGATATAATCATGGTTATTCTATTATATACCCTTTTTTATTGAAGTATCACTATTTGGACATATCGGACACATCGTCAGATTTACGACCTTCGCCCTTTGGATTTCTTCCACTTACTGTGGCTGGTCCATCAGACTGGTTGTTAGTTCTTTCAGTGTCCCTTGCACGGTCTGCATTATCATTTGCTGCTTGTTCTGGCTTTGGATCAAACGGTTCGTTTCCGCCTTCTATCTGAGGAAGTCCAAGAAGTTCTCTTCCCTCATTTGGCATCATAACCTGAGTCTTAACAAGTCGCTCAATAATCTGTGACTGAGCAATTTCATCTGTAAGTGTAAGTTCATTAAACTTAAACTCTAGAATATCTGTTTTTTCTTTTATGATCTTATTGATCATCTTCTCAAGATTTCTTTGTGCTGGTCTTGCAACCTGCTCCTTAAATGTTCTGTCTTGGGACAGTGCTGCTGCTATTGCTGCTGAGTCAGAGCCACCAATCTTGGAAAGAGGAACTTGGTGTGCAACAAGAATGTCATCTCTGTTCTGCTTACGATACTCTTTAAATGATGCTTCCTGGATTCCATTTTCTACAGGATCCATCTTAAATTCAACCTTGTTGGTGTCAGAGTCTCCTGGCAATGGGATATAGAGAGTTCTATGATTCTGTCCCTTAAGGCCAGTTTGCAAAAATCTAAACATCTTATCTTCTGCTTCAGCAGACAACTTTGCACCCTTAAGAGTTACAACATATCTTGGTGTTGCTTTGTTCTGGAAATAATCAATGTTGTACTGTGATGCAAGTTGGTCTCCATGAAGCGACCCAATTGCAGACATAATGTCTGGTACTCCATAAAATGTATTTAATGGTGAGTATTCCTTAAAATGAATGATCTCATTAGGACGAGCATCTGTTCCAAGTGGGTTTGCGTTAGTTGCCCCAAAGTTGCGGAAGTAAACTACCTTGTTTGCAATTACTTGAACAAAGCCGTCACGAAGACGACGAACACGCATTGTTGTAGAGGGGATGTGACCAACATATCCAATGTCACCACGAACAGTTCTACCTACTTCAAGGTAACCATTTCCAGTTGCCTGAAGGTCAGTAAAAACCTTTTCCATTGTTGTGGTAAATGAATCTTCTGTGTTTAGAGATTCAAGCCAGTCGCTTAACTCAATCTTTGCTCTTTCAATTCTTTTTCGTGCATTCTCTGCTGTCTTTGGTTCAGACGCTTCTAACTTAAGCATTGTTCTTGGAGAAACCTTAAACTCATAGCCAAGGCCTACAATATTTTCTACTTTTGCATCGATGGCTGCATGGTTAGCAAAAGATGTATCATAAAAACTTGCAAGTTCATAAAGATTCCATGGAGGAGTGATTACATCAAATAATCCGTAAGCATTTCTAAATACTGTTCCTGAATTAATTTCTTTAGACTTTGCTCCATCACGACCTGTGCTTTCTGCTCTTGAACTTTCTATGTATGCTGGTGTTGCTTCACCTTTTAATACACGAGTTGTTCTTCTTTTAAAGTTTGCGTCAAGTCCCTGCAAATCTTTGATTACATCCCATGACTGATTAAACGGATCTTGCTTTGTAAAAGTGTCATCTTCGGGAAGTGGGCTGTCTGTCTTTGCTCTAATGAAAAACTCTTTTTCTTCACTCACTAGTCATCACTTCCATACTTAGCAATTGTATCCTTGGCTGCTTGAACTGCTCCAAGGTCATTGAGAGAAGGAATTAGTCCTTCTGCCATTCTTTGCTTTTGCTCAGAGTATTCTTCTTCTGAGATTCTTGTTAGTCCTGGAACGAAGATACATTCGCCATCTCCCTCATCCCCGTAATATTTTGCAGCATCTTTTAGTTTTGATATCTGAAGGATGTCGCCTTTCATTGACTCAATGTTTAAAACAGAACCAGTTCCATCTGTGAACCACTTACCGTTAGCCTTCTTATACACATAAAGGCCCCAGTCATAGTGCTTTTCGATAATTTTTGCACGGGACTCTCCCACTTGCCCTTTCATTTTGGGCAGTTGCTTCTTCTTTTTGCGTGGATCTTCTATATTCATATACTAAAGTATACCATATTAGATAGCAGTAACCGTTATTGTCTTCGACTTTATACCAGAATATATCCTATACTCATAGTCTGTCAGCGACCTTTCGTTATCAATAACCAAAGAAGCATCGCTATCTATAATAATCTTATTTGTTCCAGTATAACTCTTGTAGATTGTTGAAGGGTCAACTCCATAATAATTAGTTTTAGCCAAGACCGCCACTCCATCCCACAGGGAACTGTTGGTTAGCCAGTAGTTCCATTCTATGTCTTCTGGAGCAATATATTTTACACCAAACCATTTTCTAAACTCTGTCTCTTGAACATCCTGAAGATTGGTTGACTCATAGTAGGAGATTGTATTAAATGTTAGTGGTCCATTGAAGTTAATGGTTCCAACCCTATTCTTAAAATCTAAAACCTTTGAAAAAGATATTCCCAAGAAAGACCACTCTTTAACTGTTAAAACTGGATCTTTAACTGGATTACCGTTAAGATAAAACTTAACCTTGTTTTCTATTCTTCCAGTGTTTACATCTACTGCGTAGATTTTTGCTCTTTGACCACTTGGGTGAATTGCCGACATATAAAATTTTATATGCCTGTCTTTTGACTTAATCTCAAACACCTCTACAGATCCATATGGGAAAGAGTCTTTATCGTATCTAACTGCCATTTGCATAGCCATGACTTTAAAGTTATCTGACTTCTCTTTGTTAATTGAAACAGATAGCCCTCTGTTGACCTTTGGATCTATTGTTCCTTTTATTCCTATGCCGCTATATCTTGTTAAATACAAATATGGAGATGTTCCTTTATAAATTGTAAACGGGTTTTCAGATTTGTAGTCGTAGTAGAATCCAGATTTTTTATAAGGGTAAAGATCATGACCGAACCTAGTTCCAATAGGATTTGGAGATGTATTATTGAACGCTTGAGAGCAATACTCTAAAGTCCTAAGAGCAACCTTATTTTTTAAGATACCCTTAACGCTAAACTCAAGATGAGTAACGATTGCAATATCCAGATTACTTACATCTTTTGGAGTATAAATAACCATGTTGTCTACAACCTCATACTTTGTTGTTCTCCAGTCTTCACCTGGAATAACAAAAGAGTCGTTAGACGGTTTTTGAACATTTATAAAATTTTCGGATGAAAGATTTGCGCCATTTTTAATATATTGAAAAGTAATATAAGATTTTACCAAAGAGTTTGATGTGTCATACTTATAGTTTCTAAAGGTTCTATCTCTTAGGTCTGTGTAGTCCAAATATCCATTAAAAAGTTGGTTGTCTAATGAAGAATAATCTCTTTGTACTGGAACGTTGTATTCATCGTATAGTTCTCCATATGTCCAAGATCCAAACTGCTCCTCTTCTATAAAAACAGATGGTGCTGGATAATTTATGTTGAACTGAATAAAATCTAAATCATAGTATGGTTTATTTTTGCTATCATTTATATACTTAGAAAAATAGGTGAGTGGAACGTAGTCTTCCCAATATCCTTGAACATCAATGTCTAGCGAGTAAGACCCAAAGTTAATTATTGGAGATATGGTATAACTTGCTGTGTGTGATTGAAGAGTATTTGCAGATACTTCAGTTAACATTCCTGAGTCTACAATTGAGTCCCACTCTGCAGGGTTATTGCCAAAGTAATCCTCTGTAGAGTTATATTCTACGTCTGGAGTTTGAATATACTCCAAGAATACACTGTCATTTTCTATAACAATACCTTTTTTATTAAAAAAATCTTTAATATATTTATGGTTTCTAGAAGTGCAAAAACCTACTTTGTATATTTTCCCAGAAAATGTTTCTGATGGATCTGAACTTCCTCCAATATAAAATCCAAGACTGCTAAAGTTGCCAAAGAAAGATGCAACATTTCCTCCAAAATACTTAGAGATAGTTTCTACATCTACGCCTACAGAAAACATTTCTTCAAGTGATATGGGTGACAGGGATAGAAGAGTCTCTTCTGTCTGATTATATTTTAAAGTATAAACTACTGAGGTTCCTGTGCAAGATATTTCAAAATAGTTTGTTGATGTTTTTGACTCAGCCCTAAACAATACCTGTTTAGTTTCTGGAATAGATGTGAATTTAAAAGAACCGTAAAAAGATTTTACTTTTTCTTTTAAAAAGTTTAGGTTATCAAAGTATAGATAGGATCCCTCAAGGTCTCCAAAAGAAAAGGACACTCCCTCTTCATCTTGTGGGTAAAGACTAGAGGAAAGATTATCTACAGAAATTCCTGACAAAATGATCTCTGGCAACTTGTATTCTGGAGTAGATAAAAGTCCGCTATCTGTTTTTAAATTATCTACTATTCCCTGAGACCAGTTTCCTATGTTTGGGTATGAGTAATTATTTGCGTAGTCTGCAAATGGGTAATCTATATAAATAGAGGAACCGCTATATGCTTGATTAATTCCTTCTGGAAACTCAACTCCTTGTCCATAAACAAATCTTTTTTTAGCCAACACTAAAGGAACGCTGTAAGTATATAATGCAACACAATCAATTTCTATTGGAGAAACATCCTCATAGGCATAGAAACCAATCCAATCTTGATTTTTTCCGTTTTCATCTATTGTTGTTGGAAGGTTTAAGTCTTCAGTTAAATACACTAAAGAAATAACCTCTTCTCCATTGATAAGTAAAGAAGCATTGTTATCTCCAACCCTAATGTGCATAAGCATAGGGCGATACCACTCTCCAACATAGTATGAACCGAAATTTGATCCTATTTTTAAAATTAGAAAAGGTCCTTCAACATATACTCCGTCATCTGAGCCTATGGGACCAATAATTCTTTTTAGTGTTTTTGAGTCTGAATTAACTCTTATCCAAGCCTCTAAAGTATATTGCTTATATTGACCATCAGCACCCAAAAATCCTTCTGCTGGAATAATTAAAGATGGTTTTGAGTTAGGATCAACAACAATAATCTTGCCATTCATTGCTTCGTGATTTTGGCAGGCGTAGTAAAGATTGTCTGGAGCATTTTCTGGAACAGTCCAAGTAATGTCTCCAACAGAAGCCCCCATGTTATTGGCACCAAGAGTATAGGTCTGACCAGCACTGTATGCACCTGGGACTGTCTGTATAAAAAATGGATGGCCAGTAGCATTCATCTCAAAAGTGTATGTCGATCCACGAGTAACTGTTATTGTTGGGTTGTTTTCATCAGCAAAAAAATAACTTCCACTTTCTGCTTCTACCTTATGCCTAAACCCAAGAGTATTTGAATTTGGTAAAAGTTTTGTAAGGTTTGATGCTCCATAAACTAACGGAATTCCTGTGTTCTTTGCCATAAGGCTTTCATTAGACAATAGATAATATCCTTTTTTGTCTTTAAGTCCGTAGGCATTTGCAGGAATTCCAAGAGATGTTTCTATTTGTATATTGTTTGGAATTAGATTACCAGTTACTCCAAGTGAAGAGGAGTTAAATTCTTCTGACCATTGTCCAGCCGATACACCATTAATTAAAAATTCGTAGTCATCTGCATTACTTCCTTGATTTATATAGTTAAACTTAATAACAATTCTAAAACTTGTATTTTCATCTGGGGTATCAAAAGTTTCTGAAATAAATATCCACCTATCTTGAACTGATGAAACATATGTTTTTAATCTTTGAATTGTGCTACCGCTTGTTGTATCATCATATTCATACCCTATCTCAAAACTGTAGGAATATACGCTTAAAGAATTAACAAATGCGCCTATTGAAAAAGTTGACAATTCTTTATTTAGAGAAGTAAAGTTTGCTATATCTTCGCTTATACAAACTACCTGCCCAAACTCACCTTCGCTTATTGGGCTTGTTATTTGTGTTACATAACTTTCTGGAAATGGTGTGTTAGATGGCTTAAATTCATCAAGAAGTGTAACAACCTCTGCATTGTTGGATACTTCCCAGTTTTCCATAGACCTCTGATCTTCTTTGATCAAAGAAATGTAGTCTGCTTTATCATCTAATGACCAAAAGGCCATTGGGTGTTCTGCGTATATTTTCTCTGCATACAGGTTTGATGGATTAGACATTATAAGTCTATTTTACCACAGAAGGCTACTTGTTTATTTTAATTTCACAGTAGTCAGTAGTGCAGTACATCTCTCCCTGAGCCTCAAGGTTTTCTGCTCCATCATAGATAGCAGCAAAATCAATGTGCTTTAACTTGCCGACATATGATTCGTACTGCTCTTCAGTAATCTGAGTATATGGCTGTTGTGGATATGTGTGATTTCCCATTGGTAGGAATGAGACTGCCTTTAATTGTCCCTCGTACATATGTAGTGCAGGAACAACATGCTTTGACTCTGTTTCCTTGTCAAATGAAAGTGTTACAGAAACACCATTGTCAGACCAGTACTTCTGAGCAGTTGCAGCAAGTGCAATCTTCTCAAACAATGTAACATCCTTTTCAGATCTTGGATGACCTGACTTGATTGGGAAGTATACAACTGATGTATTTGCTGATACTACGTCGTCTTCGATTGTGTACCCT